GACTATTTTCAATGTCATCTTGAAAACTAAGGTTAAAAACAATATCCCTAAAATAGCTATATACAACACTTGTAACTATTGTTGGCGATGGGATAAAAGTAATAGTAAGCGTTCCATCTGCGGCATCGGGTATTGGGTCAGTAACTAAACTGACTAAACCACTTTTATAAACATGATTACCATCTGAGTCTGTAGTAGTTGGTCCACTAACTTCAATCGTTACTTCTGTTGAACTTAATCCCCATGCCGTGCCATTCCAATAATATGAACCAGATTGTATTCTAATCTGTGCTGAAGGGTAAGTATCAGCAATACTACCAGTATCAGCTACCCATAAATTAAACTCTAAGCTTATATTACCCGTGCCATCACCTTGCCAGAATTGCGAATAGCTTTCATTAGTTGTGGTAAGCCAAAGTTCCCTTGGTATCTTTATGCCTTGAACAACGCTTTGATGGTCAAACTTAGCTTTATTTCTTTTTATCCCTGCGAAATAGTTATTAGTAGAACTACCCAATAAGAAAAGGTCATCACTATCTACCGTTTCCCTTAAATTGACATTCGTTAATGGTGAACCTTGTTGTACACCACTTGAATTATACGTACTACTAGGAACGCTTGAAGTATCATTTAATGCTGACAACTGAATAAGTTGCCATTCATTATTGGCTTGCCTAAGAATAAGACCATACGTCTTAAGCATATAGATAAGTGCCTGCTCGTTTGCAATAGGTCTATCTACTTCGCCCGATGTTTTAGCGTATGTTCTTAGTCTTTCTTTTTCGTGGTAAACTTGATTAAGAACGTCATCACTTGCACTTATTTCGCTTTCAGTCCATGTAGTATAAGTCTTTATATTTAAACCATAGCCTAATGTATCTAGCAAGTCAGCTATGATTACTATAGCTTTTTGTGAACCAGTTGCTAAAGTGTAATCACCACTAAAGAATATATCTTTGGCTTGAAAATTAGCCGATTGATTACCGTAATTTTCTTCAGTTATAGTAGTTAAATCTGGAACTAATAAACCAGTCCAAACAACTGAACCATCTTTTTTAAGCTTGACTTGGTAATCGCCTAATTCAGAACTAGCAATACTTTCTAAAATAGTTCGTTGTGAAGAATCTTCAACCCGTATTTGACCACTACAACTAGATTTCTGAATGTTATTTATCTGTCGAAAGGAAAGTTCTTCGTATTGGCGTTGTATTGATATGCCAGTCCATTCAGTACTACTACCAGAATAACCATCTTCTAAAATTTCAAAACGGTAGGTAGTTTCGGTACTGCCTACTATTTTCTTATCAACGAAATAGTATTTCAGTCCGTATGCCATTTATCTACCTAATTTATAGTTCGCTTCTTCTAGTGTAAGTACTAAGTCAGTTCCTTTGATTCTAAATTCGCCACCTAAGTTAATGTTGCTAGTTCCTGCCATCTGCATACCCGTACCCATCAGCTGATTGTTAGGTACAATAGAACCCGATATATTAGGCGTAAATAATTCTGGACCACGTTCACCAACAATATAAGGCTGATTGCTAAATACTGGTCCACCACGGGCTTTCATCATGCCTTTTAAACCTTCTACAAGACCCTTACCGAATTGACCCGTAGGCGCACCTAATATTGATAATAAACCTTTTATAATTAATAACTTTGCAAATTGAGCAAGTATTTCTTTTACTGCTTGCTTTGCCGCACTTAGCATTAGGTCTAAAGACTTTTGAAAGCTATTTTTTCTTGCTTCATTAATCTGTGTTTCAGTATCAAGAAGTTCTTGATTTAATAATGCTATTCTTAAACCATATTCTTTTTGACTTATTTCTTGTTCTGCTAAAGATTGATTTAGTGCATCTTTTTGTTTTTGCAGGTTTATTTTTCTTAGTTCAAGTTCTTGGGTGTTATATTTTCCTGCATTAAATAAGCTTTGTGTAAAAGCATCTAAAGACGATTCTATTATTGTAGCAGATAAGCTACCTAACTTCATCTTAAGACCTTCTAAAACATCGCCAAACTTATTACTACTTTCAACGGCATTATCCATGCTTTCAGCAGTTTCATCTACTGCTTCAGTAGTTTGTTCTGCACCATCTATTAAATCAAATATTGGTTGCATTAAGGCATTAAGTCCATCCTTAACTAAAGACTGCATATTGGTCTTAAGATTATTGACAGAATCACCAAAGCTTACAAAGCCCTGCATTCCCCTATTTTCAATGTCCATGCCTGCCGCTAATGCTTCGCTTCGCATTCTTTCTAATTCATTCCTAGCACCTGCTAAGCCAACTGCAACACCACCCATGGTAGTCATAAATACATTACCAAGCGTATTACCTGCAATTCGCATTAAATGCTCCATATTAAGGAACGAAAGCAAGAAGTCAGTAACCATGAACTTCATGCCATTAAAAGCAAAATCTGCTCTATCACGTAATGCTAAAAAGTTATCTGCTATGCTTTGTGCAGTTATACCTACTAAACTTAGAACTGCTACGACTAATAAAATCTTTAGATTTATTAATGACATAGCTTTTGTCAATGTACTTAACGCTATAAGTAACGGACCACCTGCACCTATTACTGTCGCTATTACTAATATTTTCTTTTTTACTTCATCAGACATATTAGAAAATGCCGTAGTAAGTGCTTGTATTTTTATAGTGGCATCTTTTACAAGGTTTTTTAAATCAAAAGTTTTTACTAACTCTTCACCCATTACGGCTAAAGCACCAGTAACGTTATCACGGAAAGTAGAAAATACCCCAGATAATGTTTGGCTTCCCTTTTCCATTCCACCAAAGAATTGCCCACCTTCGCTTGTAGCAGTTTTAAAAGCATCCCTTATCATGTCGGCAGAAATAGCACCCTTAGCCATTTCATCTTTTAATACTGACATACTTTTGCCAGTCTTTTCAGATATAATTTGTAAAGGGTTAAAGCCTTGGTCAATCATCATATTGATTTCCTGACCCATAGCCTTACCATTAGATACTATCCTAGAAAAGGCTAACGTTAGCGTATCTAACTTCTGACCATTACCCATAGCAACATCACCAAGCATACGTAATGTGTCAGCACTATCATCAGTTGTAAAACCAAATGATAGCATGGTCTTGGTAGCCTTTGCTAGTTGTGCGGTTTCAAAGGGTGTGCTTGCCGCAAATGCTCTAAGGCGTTCAAATACTTTTGCACCTTCTTCGGCTGAACCAGTAAGCACTTCAAAAGATGTGCGTAAATCTTCAAATTCTGCGGCAGTTTTTATAGCCCTGCCACCAAGTAATGTTAGTGGTGCAGTTACACTAACACTTAGTTTTCTACCTAAGCCATTTAAATCTTGGCTAAAACTCTTTAGTTGATACCTTGCTTTATTGATGCCACCAGTAAGCCCAGTAATATTAGCACCAATCTGTACATTCAACTTACCTAGCATTATTTCCCCCTACTTTTTTCGACCATTTCTATTATATCAAAAAGCTTCTTTCTATCTATCTTGGTTGGTTCGCTATTTGATTTTAAGGGGAACATTTTTTCTGGTGTTAATTTTTTTCTTGCCTTTCCTTCTAATCCTGAATATGCAGAAATTAAGAAGGCGTTTATTCGCATGACATTAAAATCATGCTTTCTGTTTTCTGTAAATGCTCTTGCCATTAAGTTGAAGTCATACATAGTTGTACTTCTTAACTCGTCAGGCTTTAACCCCATCTGATAACCTAGTATTAAAAGTTCTTGTAAACTTTCAATCGGTTGCCCAGTTACTTCTGGGCTTTTAGGTTTCCCACCGATTCTTTAACTAAGTCAAACACTTGGGATAATTGAGCAAAGTCCATAGTTCCGATAGATTCGCTAGGCACTTCCTTACCACCAGAAGCTGATAGGGCTTGGATAAATAGCTTGATGTTAGGCACTTTATCTAATGCTTCATCTAAACCATTTAGTCCTACCCCTGCTTCTTCGGTAAAACGCTCTAAGGCGTTAAGGTCAAACCTAAACGAATAACTAACCCCATCTATGGTTACTTTTTTAGAACCCTTCATTAAGCCTTAGTAACAGTTGATGCAGTTAAAGCACCTTTGCCAGTAAAAGAACCAGATAAAGTTGCAGTATCTTCATTACCTGCTACAAAACTTACAGAAGCACAAGAAGCTTCGCCAGTATATTTTACATAAGTACCAGAAGGTAAATCACCTGCTGAATCATTTGGTACAAACTCAACATCAACAGTATTTCTGTTAAGTATATAATTACCTAGTTGTTCTACTGTACCACTTGTAGATACAAAGTTTGCAATCCCATCTACATCAATAGACCAAGATTTTTGTCCTTGTATATGGTCAGCCCATCCTGAAGAATCTTTAGATGAAGCATCTGGTAAATCCATTTCTATATTTAAAGTTGCAGAAGTAGTAGCACCTAAAGTTGCAGGTGTTCCACCATCAACATCAACGTTAAATAAAATTAGTGTTCCGTTTATTGCCGCCATAGTTTTATTATGTTTGATTTAAGTTAAACTTTGTAAAAGATAAAAAATTTGTAGCAATATTGATATAGCACTTATTTTTCTTCTATGATGTGCCGAAATCTTAATTCACGTATGAAATAAGTGTATGTGCTAGTCTTTTCTTTTCTGGATAAGTCTGTTTCAACGACTGAGTTTATTACGTTAAAATTAGTAAGATTGAATGGCACTGGTCTTGCCCTAATGATTTCTTTTACTTGATTGACTACGTTATTAAGATTAGCACGACTACCATTGTCTAAACTAAATCTATCTACTACACTTAAAGAAAAAGTAACATCATCCATAAAGGTTGTCTTAGTAGAGTTATCACTTAACGTAGTGTCATTAAACTGTATATGTGGGTATGTACCATTAGCAGGAACTTCATCATACACGGCAACTGGATTGCCAGATAAAGTTACATTCGTATTTAATAGCGTGTAATATGCTACTTGTAGTTCTGTTGTGCTATCTTTTGCCATCGACTACCCTTTTAATTTCTTTAAAAATTACTTTTCTTTGTTTTTCATACGCAGGAAATAAATATGGTGTTGCATACATGCCGCCAGAACCACCACTAGATTTTTTAAATTGTATAGCGTAAGCTGAATAATCAACTCCTTCTATTTCAGTTTCTACCCTAGATTTAGTTCCAAATTCTACATAGGGTGCATATTCTAAATTAGTGCCAACTTCCCTACCTAGTTGATGTGTTTTTGTTGTTTTAATAGAACTTCTTAAAACACCAGTATCTACTCTATCCCTATTAATTATTGGATATATAGAACTTAGATTTTTTTTGGCGTTACTTTCTATTTTTAAGGCATTACGATTAATAACTCGTTCAACATCCTTGGTCATAGTTTTACTTAACAATGTAAGCTTATTAAGTACACTTTGTAGTTCTGCTCTATTTACTCTAGTATCAATCGACATCTTCTACGGCTATTAGTTCTGTGAAAGAATGTTCTTCGCCTTTATCTTGGGCGTATTCAACGTTAAATGTACGCCCATCGTATTGAACTCTTAACAGATAGTCATAGGTAGCTTTACTGTAGCCAAGGCTTACAAAATCATCACGGTATCTTGTAACAATTTTATATTTTACTTTACCTTTTAGCCCACCTACTTCATAAGATTCACGACCTGACAAAGCATTTACATTACCCCAAACAGTAGCAAGCGTGTTCCATGTTTGGGTGTTACCACCCATTCCATCCGAAGAAAGACTGTAATACTGGATTGTCAGTCTTTGCTTCATTAAACCTACATTCGCTTGTCTGTTTTTTGTTTTCATTCATCAGATTAGTTTAGCGTACTTTTTGAAATGCGATTTAGAACCATTAGGTAGTTCACTAACACCACCTTCTACTAAATCTTGTCTATCTTCATAGCTAGATAGAACTGCTTTTTTTATACCAAGCGTAATGCCATTAGGTATAGAAGTATAGCCTGCTACATATACTACTTTTAATCGCATCCTTTCAAATGGATTTTCGTAAGCGTATAGGCTATTAAAAACAAGGGTATCACCTTGTAAGTAATAATCATCCCCTGCCGTCAATGTAGTTTCAGTGCCTTCGTGATTTATGATTTTGACAGAACTCACCGACTGAGCAGGGAATAAAGGCAAGTCAACCCGTTTAGCATAGCTTTCCCATTCAGCCGTTACAGTTTTTTCTATTAGTTGAAAAGAATAAGTTTCTTCAACTACATCTATAACTTCAGCTACTAAGCTTGCTATTAAAGTATCTTCATCACTTGATTCTACTTTCATCCAAGATTTTGCGTTTGCCGTGCTAAGTACATCAGTTGAAGCATTTGCACCAGTTGCTACTGTTGAAACTGTTACAACGCCATTTTGCCCGTAATCTGGTGAAACAATACTACTTCTTAGCATTTAACTCATCCTTTAATTTTATAGCTTTGGGTTCTGGTAGTCTATCTATTATTTGGTTGCCTTTCTTGACATAGTACATAGTCTTAGTGTTCTTATCTTTTTCTATGTGTACTTTGTCAGTTGCATTGTATGCTTTTTTATCTTCTTTAGTTTCATACAATAAACCACGTTTAAGCATATCAGCCATTGTAGCATTATCTGCTTTGAAAGGTTGGTCTATTTTGTACGGTTGTTTACCGTACCTAAAGTTTTTTCTACATCTATACATAGCAATAAAATTAATTAAGAAGGATGGGCAGGAATCGAACCTGCCCAAGTTCCAAACATCCTTATGGTAATCTTAAGAATTACCTGCGTTCTGTATTGCAGTAGTGAAGTTACCAAACGCACCTGCATTAGGCAAGTAAGTTGGTAGTGCTAAACGACCACTAATTTGTACAGTTACTAAATCTTTAACCACATTGTCTTGGTCTTGCTCGTAGAAACGAACTTGCATAGACTCACGGTCAAATAAAGTACATAGTTGAGCAAAGTCAGCTACTAGGAAGTCATTAGCATTTCCATCAGTTGCATTGATTGCATTAGTAGCAATAATAGGAACGCCACGTACAACTGGTACACGAGTTCCATAAACAACATCATTAGGGAATACATAGTTACCGTTAGCATCTTTTCTACGAATCATGTCATAGAATCGACCTATTGACATCATGATTGCAGATGGTGTGAAGTTACGGTTTTCAACTTGTCTAAGTGCTTCAAGTATTACATCATGCTCAGTTGCATCAGCATCGCCAGTATATTGGTCTAAAGTATAGTCAGTAGAAGTTACTGTCAAGCCATAAGTTGAATCATATAGCAAGTAAGAATCTTCTTCTTTCATGTACTTTTCCATTCCACGTAGTGAAATATGGCTAGCTAGTCCTGCAGTATCATTCAATGCTTCTTTAGAAACACGGAAGTGTGCCGCAATTTTTTCAACAACGGCATCAGTTGCAGTTAGGTCAAAATCGTTTTGTCCAGAAGCATTACCTTCAGCAACAATAGCAGTATTGTCTGTGAAGTTGCTTTCTTTGATGTAACGAATTTTGTCGCTATTAGTTGTACCGTTTGGTAGGAACTGTCGCACGTGAGTTTTACGCTCGGCATCGTACTTCATACCTGCAACATAATCAGCAGGAACTACATCACCAGTATAAGCATCAGCTTCAGTTATAACCGCTTTAGTGTCCATAGTAAAGCCAGAAATGTTACCTGCTTTGAAGGCATTCATTTGCTCTTGAACATTTTTGCTTTCTAGTGATTCTTGAAGAATGTTTTTAACACTAGCAGGCTTGCTACCAGAACCTAATCTGTTAGCAGACTTTTCAATAGCTTCTAATCTATCTTTTTGGCTAGAAATTAATTCTTCGATGTTTTTGATTTCAGACTTGGTAGCTGAATCAGCTTCGCCTGCAAGGCTTACTTGCTCTTGAAGTTTGTCATAACGGGATTCTAAATCGCCTTTAAGAACATCCATGTGTCCTTTTACCGATTCAAGCCCTTCTGATAAGGTTTTTTCTAAGTCCATTGTTTGAACTCCTTTTCGATTTTTAGTTGATTGTTGAATTGTTTAAATACATTTTCAATCAGTTCGGCTTCATTCTTTAAAGTGGCTTGAACCGGCTTCTTGGTTTGAAGTGAATCTTTAAATGATTGTTCTATGTGTTTAAGTTGTGCTTCTATTAGCCTAAATGTTTCATCGGTATAATCACCCGAATAGAAGGCTTTAGAAAGTTCTTTGTATTTTTCTACTTGGTCCTTGATAGACCCTTTAGCCATACCACCTATAGCCATTTCATTTGCTCCCCAAGTTACTGTTGAGCCTTCCCACATCTTGCATTCTTTAACGATGTAAGCATCATCTTCTTGGCTATAATCACGTTGGATAAAGTTAATACCAACTGAATGCTCTTTAAGTATTCCATCACGGTAAAGTTTGAGAACATCCGTTCCTAATTCTGTGTCAGAAATCATAGTACGGAAATACAAGCCCTTAGAATCTTCTATCAATGTCATGGGCTTGCCTAATACTTGTAATGGGTCATGCTGATAAAGGTGCATGATTCTGTTCTTACCATTAGGACCATTTTCTTGCAGGGTCTTTTCGTATGCACCCTTCATAATTACATCGCCATCAGAATCTTTAAAGTCAAAGACAGAATAATATCCTTCGACAATTCTTTTTTCTACATCTACGCCTTCAATCGTAGCATTAGTGTCTTTAGTAATCCATGGTAAGTTCATATTTTTACCTTGTCGTTGTTCTTCTAGTTGTAAGTTTGTTTCATGGCTACTACAAGCCATGTAAAATGTTTCACCATCCATTGTATGCGTGTGTGTTCCACGACATCCTAAAAATTCAGCATATTCTTCAGCTTCTTCTTCTGTTCTGAAATATGAAAGTTGTGGTGCTTTTTCTTCTATTTCGTAATGATGATTTTTTGAACTCATAGGATGCCCTTGTGGTAATAAGTCTGTGTCATGTTTTCCGCCAGAAAATTTTCCATTTTTCAATACCCGTAAAAAACTATTCACTCGTCCCATTGCCCATTGTTGTGCAGATGTTACGCTTGGTCGTACAGATTGTGGATTAGTACGGTAAGCACCAATGCCACGGTCATATACTTTTTTTAGAGTTGAAGCAGTTGTTCTTTTAGAAGCAACATCACCTACTTCATTATTATGTTCTTTGGCTTTATCACGTAAAGTGTCCATCAAGCCTTTTTCTACGTATTCCATTTCTATACGTTTCTTTTCTTCATCAATTTGTTTTGATTTTCTTATTGCCCAATCTACGCCTTCTGTGCCACCCCAAGCATCCCACATTAAACCACCACATCCATCTTCATAAGGAACATCTTTGTGTTGTCTGTGCCGATTAAAAGAAGACATACGCTTTACAGTATCTTCGCTTAACGCTTCACCCTTTGCCAACTGGTTAGCCCTAGCCCACCCAACTGGTGTACCACATCCTTTAGGGTTGCCAGATTCTTCACGGTACTTTAATGCACGTTTGGCGTTATTAGTTGCGGCTTTGGGATAATCGTTGTAAGTCATACAAAAATGGTTTGGTACAAAAATACAAATTTTTTACACCATTTAACAATTCCGTATCTTACATTGTGTAAACCTTTAATTTTTAAAGTAATGCAAAAACTAATAGATAGAGTGCAAGAACAATTAGACAATAATTGGGCAGTCGATAAATCCGACATACAAGCTTTGCTGATGTTTGCTATTTGCTTCTGGAAACAAGTTCATAAATCACATTAGCCAGTTCATCTTGTCTTTTTGAATTTCTTCGCTCGCTTATAAAAATAGATTGATTTTTTGAAGATTCGGTCATTTTAAGCCAATATTCTTTATGTGCCAAACAAATGACCCTTGTCCCCTTTTTCGCTAATTCTAAGCTAGCCATTATATCAGCCATCTTGTATTCTTTCCATGTAAGTGGGTCAAACTTTATCGTATCAGTATGGAAAGCACTAACACCCGTACCTGCCACATGGATTTCATAATCATAGGGAACTGTACGCAAGCAAGGGTAACTGTCATGCCCACTATAATAGGGTAAATTTAATCCCTTAAGCCTTCTACCATGAAATGTTACCCAAGTATTAGGATACTTCTTCAATCCCTTGACAATCGTTTCTACATAGTCTGGTGGATAGATAATATCATCATCACAAGAAAGGTAGATACCCTTGCTTATGGGTAGCCAAAAAAACTTGGCATTATCTGTGTAGTCTGGACCAGTATAGACTTCTACATTATCGCCTTCTAATTCTGGTTGGTAGTCGTTACCATAGACACGAACCTTATCAACTTGATGCCTTAAAGAGTCTACTACTTGTTGTAGGTTTTCTTTACGTGCTTCTATTGTGGCAAGGTTGGCAGTAATCATTTTTGTGAATCTATCAACTGTTTAATAAATACATCAAACTTTGATTCTAATAAAATTACTATATCACTTTTTAATGCAATAAAAAACAAGGTAAGTATTATTACTAATTGCCAGTCATAAAATGCAGACAATATTAAACAGGCTATGCCTGCAACCAATCCTAATTTATTCATAAGCTTATAAGTGGTTGTTCTTTTCTTAGTTCTGGGTGCATTACACTTTCATGTTCCCCGTGATAACATAATGATTTTTTAGGTATGTACATAGGAATGCCAAGCTTCCAAAATTTACGGCTTTGACTTTCACCAATACCCGATGAAATCTTTGACCTACCAAACCTACTTGATGTAATAAAATCTTGTTCAAAATTTATAGCTTCTAGTGTTTGTCTATTTGTAAAATAACCACCATCACAATAGCTAACTTGTATAGAATCAACACCTTCTACTTTTACTTCTTTATGTTCTATATAGGTCCAGATTTTAGGTCTGCCATCATTCAAAAGATTGTAAGCGTACTTGCCCTTAATTTGTGAATGCAGTTTATGAATCGTGTCAAAATCTATTTGTAAAAAATCATCTGGTAAGAATAAAAAGAAATCATCATCAGACTGTTTGCATATTTCAAAAGCATATTGCCAATTAAAAAAGTATTGTTCTTTGCCTTTATGTTCTAATCTGTGAAACTCGCACATACCTACGAAAGGCATGGGGTCAAAATTACTACCATCGTCTATAACTATAGGCTTTTCTGGGCATTGCCCTATTACTTTCTTAAGTAATTCTGGTCTGTTATAGCTAAATATTATCGTCATAAGGTTCGTAGATAACAGTACAACGGCAGTTAATTGTATTGCTTGGAGCCGCACCTAATGAAGAATCGGCAGGGTATTTCATTTTATCAACACCCACTTGGAAGTTTCCATCTAATGTGTTTACAACTTGACCATCAACGGCTAAATGTAAGTCCCTTGTTCTGTCATCTTGTGTAGCTAACCATATTTTTTTTGATGGTACACCAGAAGCTTTTGCACCTAATAAAGAACCTGCATTTGATGCTGAAACTATTTCAGTCCTACCTATAAGCATACCCCTTCTAGTGCTGAAACTATAAGTTTTTGCTAATTCTTTGGCAAAAATAGGAATGGGCGTTCCTTCTTTTAATGCTATAGCAACCTTAGCATATATTTCTTTCTTAGTAGTATCATCTATAGAATTCCATATTTTAGTTTTGTTGTCTATTAACCAACTAGAAATAACAACATCCCAATCTACACTAATTTCTTTTTTTAGTCTTTCTTGGAACTGTGCATAGGTTTCTTGACCAAACACCTTCATAACACGACCATACACCTTTTCAAAGGCTTCTTGTATGGGTTCACTTGTTACTATGCCTTCTAAATCAAAGTCAATTTTACCAACTCGTTCTACTTCATTTAAATACGCATTAAGTTGCTTGCGAAGTGCTTTAGTAAATATTCGTTCTGCGTACTTTTCGAAGGACCTAATTTTATTATCGTAAGCCTTCCATGTCATGTATTTTTTATAAGATTCGATATTTGTCTTAGGTATTGGCATAAATAAAAAACCCTAGACCTTTTCAGAGCCTAGGGTATAGATAACAAAATAAAAGTCAAAGTCCATTAAGAAGTTCTTGTAATACTTGGCTGAATTTTTCTACATCATCAGCACTAAGCCAACCCATAATAAGTGCAGTCGTAAGTCCTATAGCCACAATATTACGAAGCGTAAAAGCTTCAAGAAGTTCGTTTTTAGTTTGATTCCATTCACCTGCAACAACTGCTTTAAGTGCTTTACCCAAGAACTGATTAGGCAAGGGCAAAATATCCAATGCTCCGTGCAACACTTGCCCTGCTTTGTTTTTTCCTTCGGCAACTTCGGATATGATACGTACAATTTTTAAGTCTTTTAGTTTTTTCATTTCATCATTTCCGATATAGCATTAAATAAAGCACTTGACCCTAAGCCTGCACCAGTTGCCCAAGCTATAATCTTTTGCTTAAACTTAACCAGTTCAGCTATTTGTTTTTCGTTATTTGTTACTTTTTTTACAAGACCTTCCTGACCAAACTCATTACCTAGTAATGCTTCTTTTATATCTTGTATATCTTTAGCAAGCAACTCAATCATAGCTTCAAGGTTATTTACTTTAAATTTTAGGTCTTTAAATTCTTGGTCAGTCATAATAGTGCCAGATTACGTTTGATGCTTTATCTTTATCCATATCAACATGAATGAAATTCTTTCCGATACCGATGCGATTCAAACCAACAGAAAGTAAGGAATTTATTATTTTATATCTAGTAAGACTATCTTGAGCCTTTAAGTCTATAGCCATGCCTTTTGTGTGGCTACTTGTTCCATCCCTGCCTTGCTCTTGCTCCCATTCTTCGCTTCTAAAGCCCGATGTCGGTATAAATGGTATCTTAGCAACCATCCTTGCTATATCTATCTTCTTCATGAATTTTTCATTCATTTCTTCTAGCTTGCAGGGTGGATTGCATTTGTCAAAATCTGATTGTGAAAAATATTTAAGACCCGTATTCATTCTTTAACATTTTAATATCTTCATCAGTTAGTTCATTAGTCGCATCTGGTATTAGATTCATTGGGATGTATCTGTTATTGTCCCCAACTGGTTGGTAGCCCATTTCGATACGCTTTTCATCAGCAGTTAGCCACCAAGCTTTATTTAACCAATCTACCTTTTCACTATTGTCTTTATTCAACGCATCAATAGCTTGTACATCAAAATCTAAATGATATTTTTTACCAGTTGCTTCATTAAATAACGGAACTAAAGAACGATTCAATTCTGAATAATCCCGTGTAAGTTCTGGGATTACATTATCCATATACAACTGCTTGCGAGATTGCTCTTTGTTGGCGTTGGTTTTGTTGTCTGGGTCATTCAATAATTCACTAGGGAAATTGTAAACATTACATATATCCCGTTGGGTCATCTTGCCTGCTTCAATGATTTCTAAATCAACTGGTGGTATGCCAAACTTTTCAAATCCTAGTTTAACACTAGACACTAACCAAGACTTATAATTACTTGGTCCTTGCATATCACGTAAGTAGTTTTCTAGCTGACTACGTTGCATTGGTGTCAGTTGCTCTAAATCTGGGTCGGTAGGATAAACCACCCCACTAGCACCACCATTTTTTAAGGCTTTACTTAAAGCCATATCACCATCGTTGCCCAATCGTATGGAACGCCTTGCCGCTTTTAGTGGACTCATACCATAAAGATGTGAACCAACTGAATCATAGTCTGGATTCCAATACTTCCAATGTACAACAGTTTCAGCAGGTAGCTGATGCCCATCTTGCCCATACATATCTATGATGTAACCTTTGATAAGACTTTCATACGTTGGGTCTGCAACTATTTTAGTAAACTGTGAAGGCATTACCCACATCTCACCAACTGTGCCATCGCCTAACTGCACATAATGCGTATAGGCATTACCCGTTATAAGCTGAAAGCCCTTCATGTTTTCATACCATTCAGGATAGCCTTGTAATGGATTTGGTCGGGTCATCAACTTAAAAAGTGGGTCACGTTCATCATGCACTTCTTCAAATGCTTCATTCTTTAATTCAAGAAGGTTATCAATCGTTGATTGCTTCGCCTTATCACGATTTGTAGAAGCTAGCCTTTTATACTTAAGTGCTTTTGCTTCGTTCTTAACAACTTGAACTACGGGTGGTACGGCTGATGCCGCTTTTGTGATTCCATTAACTACGCTATAGACATCGGGATTTAATTCATACCCATCTTCTACATAAGCGTTCTGGGTATCATCCATACTAATAGGCATACCCCTATGAAATCTAAATAACTGTCTGTTTAATTCATTCACCAAGTTGGTGTTGGGTGCTTTTGTCCTAGCAAAAGGTAGAAGGTCAGATAGAGCCATAATTTACTTTTTAAGTTGCAGTTAAATTAACAAATATTTACAACTATTGAAATAAGCAAAAAAAAACCACTTGACTTTCAAATCAAATGGCATATCTACAGAATGAATGATTCTACTAAAACTTCAATCTTTTGTGTAAATCTTTATACTGATTGTCGTACTTCAATCTATTATCGTGGTCTTGCCTTAAGTGCATAATACTACTATGGTGCATATTAAACAACCGTGCAAGTTCTATATGACTTAGGCTTACCCAGTTAAAGAATAGTGAACGATAATTAACAAACTTAGGCTTTCTACTTTTCATAAACAAAGTATCATAGCCTATGTTCATCTTATCGCAAAATTTTGCAATTAATTCTACGTGGTGTTCTTCTAGTTCCCCAGTTACACATTGTTCAAATCGTTTAAAAGCATCTAGTGCTAAGGTGTACATTCTTTTTCCTTTATTAATTGAAGTGAACGTATTAACTGGAAGCTAGCATTTTTAGCTTTACCATTCTTAAAATAATAAATAGGCGTTGTGCCTAATCCAGTTTTTCTTGCTAGGTCTGGAACGTGCTTATCTTGAAGCCATTCCCATATTTCTTGTTCTTCTTTTTGTGCTTTCATATTAATATCCTTGTTTAGCTTCTATTACTTCTTCTGGGCTTGCAAATTCGCCCATAGGCGCTTGACAGTTAGGGCAAACGACTTCATAGTCGTATTCAGTACCGAAGGCATGGCTAAAGCTATTATCTTCGATTTCTAAATCTTCTATTTCTAGTTCTTCGTCTGAACATTCGCATTTAATCATTCTTCTACCCATGTGAGTTCTGCACCATACATTTTACGTACTTCGTATCTAATACGGTCCGTGAATCCAATCATGCTTTCACCTTCTAAACTGAAGTAGGTAAAGTTATGGTAGGCGTGTTGGAATTTTAAATCCATTTCATAATAAGTAATGGGTTCATCTTTCCAGTCTTTGCATTCTATAGTTCTAAGTGTTCCAGTCATTGTTATCTATATTTTGTTATCTGTTAAATAAGGGGGGTATTAACCCCCGTTTGTTTTTTAATTTATTGCGAACTCTAAAGATTTTTTTACATCAAAACCGAATCCACAATATCCAAAAGCGTAAGCAAATTGCATTTGGTCTTTAGTTAAGTTTGAAGGGTTATAACCTAATTCTATTGCTTTATTTATAAATTCTTGGTAAGTCATCATTCTGTGTATTTGTTATCGTTTAATCTGTTATAAATATACACAGTTCCTACATTCAATGCAAATAAATTTTTAAATTATTTTTTATTTATTGTAAAATTGCCCTTTTTAGATATGTAGGCTATAATTTTTTTTTTAGGAACGGGTGTTCCTTGTTTTAAATCAAAGAAATATCTAGTGTTTTTTTCTTCATTCGGTCCATGATTGTGTACCTGCCTGCATCTATACCGTGGTTGAAATCATCTATGGGCTTGTTGGTAGGTGAACCACTTCTATCTTTTGCCCATGTGTAGCTACTAAATTCTTCTATTAGGTCCTTGCTTTGTGCGTGTATTTTGATTGGGTAGTCTTGTAGCAACTGGATTCCAAACATAACAGAATCCTTACCCTTCTTAGCAGGCTTGACCCATACACCATGGTTTCTTAATTCAGCTATGCTTTTGGGTTCAGCACTGTCAGCTACTATTTCATCCGTTATGCCCAGTTCTTTGATTAAACGGCTAATATGTTGGTTGGTAAGTTGCCTTCGGTAGATGTGTTGCTTCCAGTATAAAGCACCACCTGCATAGCGTATTTCGACAAGGGCAGTCGGGTCGTTTGTATAACCCCAGTCAAGCCCGAAGCATCGCCATTTAAAATTATCTGGAAAGTCGTTTGTGGTTTCAAAGTTAGGAAACACCAAGCCTTCTAGCCTACCCACTTCACCCAGTCCATAGACTTGCCATCTGTATTGGTTAGCCGTGCCTGCCTTTATGTTTTCGGGCGTAGGTTCGTAGCTTTCTATCTTCTTCTTAATACTAGATTGTATGAACGCATTATCACGGTAAGTAGAAACAAACCAATCCACGTCATCACGACCGTAAAGCTTTTCGTGCGCCCAGAAGCTTGCCGAAGGATTAAAGTCAATGATGGTCTGGTAAGTAGTACGCATACTAATCTGTTCGAAAATACCATAGTCTATGCCGTTTGCTTCGTTAAAAAATGAATGTGTTCGTTTACCTGACCTTGCATCTATTTCGTCATTGTATGAATTAAATTCAATCTTAGACCCACTACCAAAGCTGAATACCCTATTGCTTTTATTGTGGTCCTTGAGTTCCTGCGTAAAGAATGGGTCATTGAATATAATCGTTTGTGCATCCCGATACGCACCCACCCTTAAGTTGGGTATGTCTTGACCAACAACAGTAATGACTAAATCATTTTCTGTGCAGGCTTTCATTACTAGGGCTTGCAGTATAGCAAATGTCTTACCAGAAGATGTTCCCCCTTGATGAACTACATAAGGCTTGTCGCTATTCTGTGTAAGCGTATAAAGCTTTGTTACATCTAAGTTATGGTTCAATGACCCGTACAGTTACCGTGTCTATCTTTTCACCATCAGTTGTGTGGTCCACACTTTGCTTAGGTTGCCCATACCGATAGGATAGCCAAGTTTTGATTGCCGTGTCTGAACCTTCATTAACTCTAAGTGCTAGCTTCTGCCATACTTCAATAGGTGCTAGTGTAGCATCCATAGCTTCTAGCATAGCTATTTCATTAGCCTTTGGCTTTCTACCTGCCCTACCTTTAGTTGAATGCCCACCGTTATTTCTTCTACCATCTGCCATATATACAATTTAATAAAAAATAATTAATTAAATAGGCTTACTTGTTTTACATCTTCTTTTCTTTGTATTTCTAAAACAGTTTCTAATATAGTTCGCCCTGCTTCATAATCGACTAAGTTTCTAGCTATTTTATTAATAGGCTGCTTTCCCTTATACTTATAAAAATCATATTCATGAAATTTGCATAGTTTTTTCACTTCATTTATACCTGAAGATATTTTAGCTTGTTTTCTACTACTTAAAACTGTAGGTAATCTAAAGTTAGCCCAATATAAATGTCTATTTCTTTTTTGTGAAGGGATTAAAGGTTCGTAATATGGTATTACATTTTCAACTACATACTTACCTTTAAATCTTGGGTTTTCGCCTTTTGATACGGTTTCAAGCATTATAATTTCTTCGTAAAGTTTCATGTCGGGATATTTTGTATCTACCTTAGTGTTCCATCCCCTAGCCTTGCTATGTGTAGGACAAGGTGGGGAAGTCCAAATAAAATCAAAATTCTTATAATGCTCTAATAAGTATTTATGTGCATCTTCAACTATGACTGTATCTTTAGGAAATCTTTCTTTATACATTTTCGCTAGTTCTTGGTCAAGTTCAACAGCTACTATTTCTAAATTATCAGCAACTTCATCCCACTTATATCTATTACCACCTAAACAAGCATATAGATTTAATATTCTATATTTTTTCATAATCCCCTTAATTCGTATTCAGACTTTAACCGTTTAAAGAACGACTGCGCTCCACCAGTATTGAATAAACCACCGATTAAATCACCATCATTTAGCATCTCTACTATATCGTAAAGCCTTGATATTTCTACGTTTGTAAACTCTTTTATAGTCCTAGATTTACTTTGGTTGTAGGGTAATTCATTCTTAGGAATAAATTCATCAGCGTTTAATTTAAACCAGTCGTTAAAACACCTAGCTAGTGCAGATATGTTATTACCATGTCTTTTAGCTACTTCGTAAACAACTGCCATCATCCATACCCCATAGACTGAATCGAATCTAATATCGTCTGGGAATATTGGGTTATTGACTGTTATGGTTTCATGTAACCTAACTAGATA